TCTCCCGGCCTTCCTCTTTCAGCTGTTGAATTCGCCGGTTTTGAATTTCGACGATCTCAGCATTCAGCTGCTTTAGGCTATTTTCAAAAGAGGCGCGCTCCTTGTCAGACAGCAAAGTGCGGCGCTGCGCCTGCTCATAGCGAAGCTGGATCTGCGCGCGCTCTGCAACCAGCTCGTTCAGGCGCTCGAAATCTGTAAGGTCGCCAGCGGTTAAACGAACACCTTTTGCTAGGGTGTCTAGAAATTTTGCGAGAAACCGTGAGCCGCCAATAGCGCTATCAAGCGAGGAAATTGCACGGCCAAGGTCATTGGTCAGCGCCGCAGACGCCTGGCTTACGGTGCGCGGCAGCTTGGCAAACTCGGCGTCAACGTCATAGGCCCGGCGCTGAATTGCGCCAAGCACCTTGTCGGCTGTCAGCTCGCCATCGAGCATCAGCTGCCGAAGCTCACCGAAAGGCACGCCGAGGCCGCGCGCAATTTCGCGGCCAAGCTCGGGCATACCCTCGATAACAGAGTTGAACTCTTCGGCCCGGATCACGCCCCCAGCCAAGCCCTGCCCAAGTTGCCGCAGCGCCGCCGAGACTTCCTGCGCTGAGCTACCACCGATAACGCCGATCTTCTGCAGAGTATCGGTCAGGCGGACCACCTGGGCATCGGTCGCGCCAAGCTCCTGCAGGGTGCCGGTCAGCGACTCCCACAGCTTTACCGTCTCGCCAAGGCTTGTTCCGCTCTTGCGCGCAACTTCAGCGAGGCGCGCATAGGTCACCGCGGCTTCGGCGGTACCGCCAGAAAGGCGCTTTACGCGAGCTTCCAGTAACGTGAACTCTTCGCCAAGCTGCTGCGTGCGGCGCAAGGCCTCGATAGTGGCGAGACCCGCCAGCGCGGGCGCCAGGGTTCGGATGGCCGAGGCGGCTTTGCCCGCGCCCGTTTCAAGACGGCCAAACGCCCCGTCAACCCTGGATAGCTGCTTATCGATGCCCTTGGTCGCATTGCCGACCGCCGCGTCCGCTCGCTTCATCTCTGCTCTCAGCTGAGCAGTCGTGGCCTCGATTCGAACGAGCATCCCCATAGCGTCTTGAGCGGCCATCTTCTTTACCTTTTCGCGGACAATAAAAAACCCGCCGAAGCGGGTTTGTGGTGTTCTTGCAGAAGTTAAGTCTGCTTTTTCGCCGAAGCTGACCAGACCAGCGCGCCTACCCAGCCGAGTAGCGTCCAGCCGAGAAACAGGTTCAGCAGCATGATTGACGCGGCGTTTTGATGGTCGCGCTTGTACGCAACCAGCCCCGGCAAAAAGTAAACAGCGACCATTGCCGCCAGCATGAGAAATTCCATAGACCGCGCCTCCCTAGTAGAAAGGCCAAGCGTACCAAAATGCCAGCAGCACGGCGCATCCTGTACGCATGGCCACTTCCGCAGACAGTGGTCCAGTGATAGCGTTGCGCCTTTCAAGCCAAGGAGAGGCCATGTTCGACTTCCTGCGCAAACTCAAAAGCACCGACAGCCCGGCGCGCCAGCCATCGTCGCAGTTCGTCTGCGCTGTAGTCGGCGAGTCTCACAAAAACCGCGACGGCGAATCCCGGCAATCACTCATCAAGCGACTGGTCAAAGTCGGGATGCCCGCGCAGCTGATCCACGAGCCGGACAACCCTGCCGACAAAAACGCCGTGGCGGTATTCGTCGCCGGAAAGCAAATCGGCTACCTGAAGCGCGACGTCGCCAAGTGGCACGTCAAGCGACTGGATCGCGGGGACGAAGCAAGCGCCATCGTTCACGGGGTACACGGCGGCACACGAGACAAGCCGTCAATAGGCGTGACGCTTGAGGTCAGTGTTTACGAGTAGCACTACTTCCCAGCACCGCGCAGCAGCGCTTTCATTTGCTCGGGCTTGCGCGCGCTGCCGTCCTCTTCCTTCTTGCCGCCGCCGAAGGGGTTCGTCGCCTGCAGGAATTCGATCTTCGACTCATACGCGAGCAGGATTTCAGGAATCGGCGTCGACCACGCCACGGCAGGTGCCCATCCGAGCCAGCCGGTAGCCAGCCCGTAGAGATGGTCGACGTATGAGCCGTCCTTTACGGCGCTTTGCTTGCCCGAGTCTTTTTTACGTTTCCCGACTCTTCCTCTGGCTTGGCGTCAGACGGGTTGAGCAACGCAACAACATATGGCACGACCTGGGCGGTCACGTCAGCCACGCCAGCGGCAAAGACGGCCTCTGGCACTTCCTTTGACTCTTTCGGGGAAAGGTTCGCGCCGGCAACGATGATATGGCTCACCACATCCACGCTCAGCGAGCCGAGCCCGTCAAGCGCCGGGCGCAGACCGCCGAAACGCTGCTCGATCTTGCGGACAGCGGCCAGGGTCGGTTCCAGTTCGAACTCGAACTCGCCAACGGTCACGGTGGTCTTGCCGTACAGGGTCTTACTTGTCATGGGTTGCTCCAGAATTCAAGAGGGAGGCGCGGCCCGGTTGAGCCGCGCTGATCGGCTTACGGGGCCGGGATTTCCAGCACTTCGGTGCCGATGGCGATGGAGATGTTCGCCTTGACGATCTCGTCGGCCGAGCCGGCAGAGATACGGCGGGACATGACCTTGCCGGAGAAGTAGAAAACGTCGCCATCTTCGAACTCGATCTTGAAGTTGTAGTCGGTCGAGCCTTCGTCCTTCAGGGCGGTATTGAGCGCGGTCTGGCCGGCATCACCGGAGTCGAAGCCCACGGTCAGCTGGATATCGCCAGCGTCATAGGTGCCCTTGAACTTGCGAACGCGACGGTTCGCCAAGGCGGTAAAGGTGGAAGCGGAAACTTCGTCGCCGAATTCGCCGATAGATTCGACCTCACCAACCGCGACGTAGGTGTCAGCGGCGTAGGTAGTGGCGTCATTTGCCGGGGCTTTGGTGCCGATGCTAAAGACGGCGCCGGCTGCGGTATTTACGGGCATGGGTAGTCCTCCAAAGGACGTTGGATGTAGCCGCAGGGCGGCAGGGGTTTTGGGTTACTGCTGGGTAATGACTCGAACGGTCACGGAACCCTGATAGGTCACGCCGTCAGCGTCTCGGTTGGCGCTCATGCGCTCGATGCGGACCGATACGGCCCGACCATCACTGAGAATCAGCGGGCGCTCATCGAGCGACGCCTCGATCTCGGCATTGATGCGTTTCACTTCGGCCTGCCCTCGGTAATTGCTCCAGACGGACAGGTAAATGAATCGGTTGGCGCGCTTGCGGCCGCTGATAACGCTGGTGTTTGTGGCCTGCTCGCTGTCTATCGTGACGTATGGGTACGGTGTATCCATTGGCACGGCGTCATATACCGGCACGCTTAGTTCGTCGCTCAGGCGGGCGTATAGCGCGGCCTGGAGCGGTATTGCGGGGTCGGTCATCTGCCTAGCCTCACCGCGCAAACAATGGTGGCGGTTACAATCTGGTCAGCGCTAAGCGTTCCGCCGACTCCAAAGCTCACGCTTTCTACGCCCGTAAGCTCTCGATCCCCCACCATAAAGCGAAGATTTTGAGTGGTGCACACCTCGCCTGGCTTGCCATCGGTATGAATAGCCATGATCTGCTTGTTATCCATCTGCACTCCTCGCCGCCTTGTCCAGAGTCGAAGCAATCGCCTCGCTCAGAATCTTGCGGATCTCGTCTTTGTTCAGGTCGTAGCTGGGCCGGATGAACGGGTGCGCTGGCCGGGCTGGAATGTCGGGCGCGTAGCCGAAGAAGTTCTCGCCGTCCGATTTGTTCTCGGGGTTCTTCCCGGCCTTGCCCTGGGAGCCTTTCGTTCCACGCTCAACAAATTTCAGATAGAAGAACTTGCGATTGGCTTTCTTGCCGCGCAGCCCGATCTGAGCATCCAGACCCGACTTGCTGACAAACGCTGTCAGCGCATCGCGACCGGCGCCGGTATCAACGGGGATGAGCTGCCGCTGCGTCTCCAGAACCAAATCCGCCGCTTTCTGCATCGCTGGCCGCAGGTCCGATTCCATCTGGTTGCCGATGCGACGGAGAACGCCGCGCAAGCGGAAGTCGCCGCGAATAGATGATCGCCTAGCCATGCGCCCTCCTACGGATTCGCCACGGACGAACACAGCAACTGCATCATGTCGCGCTCGTTGCTGGGCAGGACCGCTTCTATCCGGTAGGTAATGGCGCCATCGACCAGCCGGCGACCCGCTACGAAGTCAGCAGAAGGACGCACGCGGATTTCCGCAGACACCACGGAAGTTAACTGCTGCGCCACATTCGAGACGCGCCCCGTTGGCGTGGTGATTTCGCACCAGACCGGGCGAATCTCTGCCCAGCCATCTACGTAACCGCCCATGCCGTCTGGTGTGCGCTGCTCGGATTGCAGGCTGCAGCGGTGCCTCAGCTTGCCGGCTCTCATACGCAGGCCCACCGATGCGGCATCCATAGGGATTTGGTGGCCATGGGCATCTCCGAGACGGAGACACCTACAGCGACCGATTCACGGTTGGCGTACCAGTGACCGATCAGCAGGAGCGCGCCCTGCTCGATGGATTTTGTGATTAGCAGGTGGTTTTCCACCGGGTCAGGCAGGACCGTGACCAACTTGCGGTTAGTCCAGGCCTCGAACGCGCTGATTGCGGCGTCTGTGTAGGCCTGGATCAGCGCATCTTCATCGACGCCATCAACGCGCAGATGGCTTTTTACTAACGCGAGGTCGATCATTTTTCGGTGCCTCCCCCGCCAATGTGGCTACTTTCAGGTGATCCACTGCGACGATTGCGCAGCGGTCGGAAACTTCTTGCTCCCCGGTTTCGATGCGCACGACACGGTTGCCGTCTGGCGCGAACGGAAAGGCTTGATTGACTAGGATTTTCGGCATTCTTTTGCTCCTGACGGCGCAAGGAAGCCGAGCCACTTGTCCGGCTCAGTCATAATCATGCGGTTGTTTTTCCTTAGGTTTAGAAAGCAAGGGATAACTTGCAGGTTGTTCCAGCAATGCAGCCCCGAAGCGTTCTTTGCTGCCAGGGGGATCATGTGATCTATATGCCAGGCCATGCCGGTCGCTTCGGCGCGGAATTTGGCAAGGCTTCCAGCCTCTTGCATTACAAATTCATCCAGCTCACCTGCCCATTTAGGGAAGCGCTTGGCAACTCTGGCCCGGCGCTTTGCGTTAACCGCCCTGTGCAAGTGCGGGAATGCGGCTCTAGCAGCGCGAGCGGCTGCAAGCAAATCCTCGCGGCGCGCCTCGCGATAGCTGCGCATCATGGCGTTGTAGCCTTCCCGATCAGCCTCTCGCCTACTCCTTTGCCGCTCACTTATTGCTTCTTTATTTCGCTCCTGGTACTGCCTTGCAATTTCCCTGTAGTGCTCACTGCGGAAAACTTGCCGCAAGGCCTGATACTTGAGAATTCTTTCGCGGTTTTCCGCTCGGTAGCGGGACTGATAATCTAAAACCGCTTCCCTATTCTTAAAGTAAAACTCGCGCTTGCGCTGAGCTAGAGCTTCCCGATTTTCGCTCCGGTAAGCCCGGCCCTGCTCAGCAACAATTGGGCGGCGCTGCTCATAGCGATCCCTTTTGAGTTCGCATATCCGCCCCCGATTAGCCTCGTAGTACTGCCGCTTATATTCGCGGAACTTCTCCCCACGAGCCTCTCTCCATTCGCGCTGCTTGGCGTTTATTTGCTCGCGCTTACCATTCTCGGCGCGCCTTTTTGTTGCATTGCGGGCTTCTCGGCATCCAGAGCATGTGCATTTATTCCCGGCAACCATGCGCTCAGCAATTTCGCCCCTAACGCAAGGTTTTCCGCTGAAATACGTTTTTAGCCCTTTGGCTTTCGCTTCTTCGCGACTAATCAGCATCATTCTCTTCCATGCAGCCATGCTTTCCGGCACTATTGTGGCTAATTATAGTGCCAGGGAGTCACTACATGAAAGAGCTAAGATCGCAATTCCGCATCCCGCATGAACTTGCAGAGCAGCTTAAATCGGCAGCAACCGAGAGCCACAGGTCGCTAAACGCCGAGATTGTCGGGCGTCTTTCGGCGTCTTTTTCAGAGAATTCGGACCAGCTGGACAGGATCGAACGAGCCGTCGACCAGATCAAAGCCAAGGTCTGCGGTTAGGGGGCATTTACGCCCCCGCTCCGCTTGTGGCTTACACGCTCAGGGTTAGCACTTTCACGGCCTGAGAGTCAGTGAGCATGCCGCCAACCCTTTTCGTGGTATAGAACCCCACATTAGGTTTATTTGTGTAGGGGTCGCGCAGCACGCGGGTGCCGATGCGGTCCACGATGGTGTAGGCGCGGCGGAAATCACCGAACGCGATGGCGTTGGCGTCTGCCGCGACTTCCGGCATGTCCTCGTTCTCGGTGATGC